CCGGCAACGATCTGCTTTGTGGCTCCTGTGGCTGGGCTTCATTGCTTGTCCCAGGGGGTGTTGGAGGGGCATTGCCTGTTGTTCACAGGTAATGTTGGGTGGGCCAACACGTAGAGGCACCTGTGCTTCTCAAGCTGATGACCATGTTGTCAATGCGCAAAGCACTACGCGCGTCAACTACAATCATGCTAACACTCTAGCGCTAAAGACTAAGTCCAAACGAACACGGTACGTCTGAAGACGCCGCTACTACCTGCGACCTGAACTGCTGTCAAGGCAAGGAACCATGCGATGACCCTCACGCGTGCAGGTCAAAACACCTACGACTCTGGAACGATGGGTACGAGGGGGTGGCTAGTAGGGGGAGAGAGTGGACTACGGCTAACCATCGTAGGATGGGGCTGTGCAATGTGGGGAGAGTGCCCACCTTGAAGATGACGAACATTGACAAGCTATGCGCGATGCGCAGCGACCAGTCCACTACTTGCTCTAAGCAATGTTAGAACGACAACAACACACTACACCAACATGTCAAATGCACACAATGAACAAGAAGGGACACCAACTTCAACCACTCAATCACTCGAACAAGCTCTCGAGGGGCATCATGCCCACAAAGAGCCAGATGGTCAATCAGTGGCCTCATCAGCCGCTGAAGAACCATCGACAACAAACACATCCAGTTTGGGGGGATCTACCCCATTCGAAATAGCACATCGCTTCCTGCCAACTAGCGCGACGGCGCGGCAAATTGTCAAGCGGTTCCTCCGCAACCCGACTGCATCTTACTACAAGTTAGTCAACAACATCTACTCCGATGTTGAGTTGTGCGAGGAGCTGTTTGACCTAGAAGTGATGGAGGACGACAACGCACAAGGTGCCAAGACGCTCGTCCATGCATGCTTCAGCAACTATGCGAACGTTGCTGGACCTGTCCACGCTCTGAAGCCTTCGGTCATCACTGAGCAGGTCGGGGCTGAGTCAGTGCTAGTCACTAAGGTGTTCGACTCTAGGTCACGAGAGCTGATCACGTCGACGCGCGCCACCATCGAGGCGATCACAGTCTTGCAGACAGCGCTGACACACGGGACCGGCACTTCGTTGGCTGGGCCACTGTGCACGCTGATGACTGCTCAAGCAACTGGTCTTCGATCACTGACCAGACAGCCGCTCATCCAGCGGCACGCACCGCCGAAGAAGCTCGTCTTCCACAAGGAGAGCTTCCAGTCGAGTTGGCGCAGCCAGTCGTCCTTTGAGATCTGGACGTCTTCAGGCTGGTACACTACGACACGCAGCCACTACATCGAGTTGACAGACCCGTTGCTCCACAAACCAGACCAAGGAGCTCTGTGGTTGTTTGCCTTGACCCTACG